CTAATATTAGTTAATGGTGATGATATTCTCTTCAGAACAAATGAATGTCATTATCAGATTTGGTCAGACCTTATCGGACAATGCGGATTCTTTAAGTCCATAGGAAAGAATTATACATCAGATAAATTTTGTATGATAAATTCCAGATACTTTTCGCATGTTCAATCACCGAAGGGCGATCGAATCAGTTTGGTACCTTTTACCAATCTATCTTTCTTAACTAATATTAGGAAAGGTGGAGTAACTAAGAATGTAAGTGATCTATCGGATATACGGATGGAAATTGTCACAGGGTATGAAAGGCATATTATGAATATGAAAGAGATAGATGAGTTCTATGATGGTTATAATACATATTATAGTCATATAAAATCTATGTTCAAATCTTTTATATATTTATATAATCGGGAGTTGTATGATTCCTGGTGGTTGCCCCTTGATGATGAAGTTTGTGGCCTCAACCTTGTCCCAATGGATTTGGAATGGATCGAAAACCCCAATAGAGTCAATTTTACCTATTGGTTCTCTGTCAATAAAGGGAAACGTGATGATAAGATGCAAGGCAGTTCTTTATGCCCGGCTACTATGTCACCGTGGAAGTTTACTTCTACCAGTCATAAGAAATTGGAGATGGAAAACTATATACAGATCTATGATTCTAAATTCGGCTCTAAGTTGTCCTGGCATTCCACTCGTGATACTCGTAGGATTCTAAAGAATTTTGAATACTACTTGGATCACAAAGAGTACGAGATCGAAAGAGAGATGATCGAGAGATCAATTTCTTTCGGGCAGATCGAACGGTCGAAATCGGTCGTAAGTCCACATAGCGTAGCCCTTGAAGAAGAATTGTATAGGATCCTTGATTGCCCTACTGTTGATATGAATACGGATATTTTATGTAAATATAAAACTATCTACATTGGTGATATGATATTCACTATATGTAAGATGGGTAAGATAATATACGATATTCTAATTAATGGTATGTCCTTCAGCGATTGCAATTTTCAGCTTAGCCAAAGTATACTAAGTTGGTCAGGCCTAACCGGTTTGCTAACTAAGTATGATAAGCTATATAATTCTATTATAATATAAATGCTATAAATTTCTACTCTAATGGAGATCTATTGGATAGACTCCCCTTCCGGC